GACCTGCCGGAGACTGTACAGGACGCGATGCTGGATGCTCAGGCGGATGTGGTTCTGCAAGCCCAGCAGTCGGCGGCTCAGGCAATCGCAGACACCGGGCAGACCGCCCGGTCTTTGCGTAAGAGCAAGCCCCGGACCCGCAAGGGTGTGCGATCCATCAGCATTACCTTCGCGGGGAGTCGAAAGCGGGGAGATACCACGACCCGCAACGCCGAGATCGCTTTTGTCAACGAATACGGAAAGAAGGGCGTACCAGCCCGGAATTTCATCCGTAAAGCCAACGAGCAAAGCGCTGCGGCCAGTACGCAGGCTGCGGCTTCGGTGTACGATCAATATTTACAGTCAAAGGGGCTGTAAATGCCCCTGGAAGGAGAAATCTATGAAATACGGAGCAAAAATGATGCAGTGGGCGCCCTTGGCCGAGAGCGATCCGGAGCCTGCCGGGGCGCTTCCTAAGTACGGCACCCCCATGAATCTGGGCGCGCTGAACAAGGTGACAGACAGTCCCACGTTTAATGAGGCCAAGGGATATGGCGACGACGCCTTGAAAGTCCATGTAGTGGAATTTAAAGAGGCAGGTATCGATGTGGAGGTCAACGAACTATCCAATGCTGTGGCCTCTGCCATCTTCGGTGCAACGCTGGAAGCGGAAGAGGGACAGGATCTGCACTTCAGCGCGGAAGATAAACCGCCTTATGGCGGACTTGCCTTTTACATTAAAAAGATGCTGGAGGGCAACGTAAAGGTCTACCAGGGGATCTATTACCCGAAAGTCAAGGCCACCATCCAGGGTGAGGAGTATTCCACCAAGGGAGAATCTATCACCCTGGCAAATTCCAAGATCCATTTCCTGGCGTCTGCCTGCAACAGCGGAGACTGGCAGATCAAGAGCAAGGATTTCACCACAGAGACAGAAGCGGTCAGCTGGGTCAACGAGAAGATCAAGGCGGCCGGCGCGTAAGCGGCGGGGCCCCGTGCCCCGCCTTTTTCACAGGGAGAAAAGACATGTTGAAAACGGTTGATTTTGCATTCAACGAACAGGTGCTGCACCTCTTTTTGAACGGCGCGGCGTTGTTCGATTTCTACGATAAATACGGCGCGGAGCAGGAGATCCCGGATGTGGTTGCCGGCGAGAGCCGGAAGTCCTTCCTGGCCACCTGCTGGCTTTTGTACAAGCTCGCTGAACAGGGTGAGCTTGCCCGGCGGCAGCTGGGCCACACGCCGGAGGACATCCCCTCTATGGGACAGCTGGCGGCGCTGCTGGGGGTCCTGGATGTGCCGAGGGCCCGGCGGGCCATCTGCGAGGCGGCCCGGCTGGGGTTTTCCATGGAGCACCCGCCCAAGCGGGAATATGAGGATCTGGGGCTTCTGGAGCTGCAAAAAAAAACGGCAGCCGGCAGAGCCGCACGGAGTATCTGGACACGGCTACGCAGGTTCTGGGCCTGGATCTGCGGGCGGTGCAGCTGCTGACGCCGGGACAGCTGGCGGATCTTGTTGAGCTGGAGATCCAGCGGGGGCGGCTCAAGCGGAAGGAGGATTGACCCATGGCGGTAAGGACCATCTCCACGTCCATCAAACTGGATGGGGAGCAGGAATTTAAAAAGCAGATGTCCTCTGTGAACTCCGAGCTGAAGAATCTGAAATCAGAGATGGCACTGGCCACGGCGGAGTTCAAGGGAAATGCCAACAGCATGGAAGCCCTGACCGCCAAGGGACAGCTCCTGCGCCGGGAATATGACCAGCAGGCGGAGAAGGTCCGGGCGCTGGAGCGGGCTGTGGAGGACGCCTCTGAGGCCTATGGGGACGCGGACAGCCGGACAGACGCCTATAAGCGGCAGCTGAACTACGCTAAAACGGCCCTGGCCAACCTCAACAGCGAGATCCAGGATAACGAGCGGTATCTGGACGAGGCCAAGCGCAGCGCCGACCGGTGCGCCGATTCCATCGACGAGTACGGCAAGGAAGTGCGGGATGCAGCAGACACCGACATTGGATCGCCGTTTTCCGGCATTGATGACGTCGTTGGAAAGCTGGGGTCAATCAAGGGGGCGCTGCTTGGCGGAGCCGCCGTGGCCGGTGTGCAAGCGGTGACAGGAGCCGTCACGCAGGTCGTAGACGCCTCGGCGGAATACCGCAAAATCATGGGGACGTTGGAAGTGTCTTCCCAAGCTGCTGGATACTCTGCTGAGGAGACGGCCCAAACCTATGAACGACTATATTCCGTGTTGGGTGATAACCAGACGGCGGCGACTACTGTGGCCAACCTGCAAGCCATTGGCCTGAGTCAGGAAGACTTGATGGCCATTACGGACTCTGTTATCGGCGCGTGGGCCAAATACGGAGACTCCATCCCTATCGACGGATTGGGGGAGGCCATCAACGAGTCTATTCGCTGCGGCGAGGTCACCGGCGTTTTAGCCGATGTATTGAATT